TGTGCAAATGCTCTTGTTGCTTGGTGCTGGCGGCGTTGGTGCCATTGACGCTGATCGTACTGCTTTTGGCCAAACCCCCATTCGCAACTTGATTGCACAAAACTATTGGCTCTATTTCCGCCCTAACAACACTGGCATTATTCGCGGCAATGATTTGGTGTATGGAGGCAATGGAGAGGAAGATCCTGCTGCTGCTGGCGTGGGAAGCAACAATCTTTACCGCATTGACCCACTGTCCTCCACAGTTCGTGGTGATGGCTTTAGCCATGCACTTTCGCCTGCTACGTCCAACCAGTTTGGCTTATATTCTCCCGTGCCGATCAATGCTGATGTCATCATCCGCAACGAAGCGGGAGCCGAAGAAAGCACTTTCAGCGGCATCGAAGCGGACGTGCTGCGCCCATCAGGAACTGCTGCCTGGGGAGCGTCAGCCCCTTCGTCGTCATTGCTTGCTATTCCCGTGGGGTCGCAATTGAGAATGCGCCTGAGCGCCACCAATCAAGCCTTTGGTTCGACAATCCAAGAAGAGGCAGCGGATCAACGACGAGCATTGTCCTCTGCTTTTGATAATGCGGCCATCTTCAAGCTTGGTTCGGCTCAGTTTAGCGTGATTAGTGCCAATCGCGGATCAACGGATGATGGCACCATGGAGATTTCTTTGCGATGTGTTGCGGAAGGAGTGGCACCAAGCGTTGCTTATTCCATTTCTCAAGCCAAGCAAAATGCAGCGCAATTGGCAGACAATGATCCAACGTACCTATCGTTGAGAGGCACTGTAAATAGTCTTCTGGATGAAGACCAGCGGAACGTTAGTTCTAATTTTCTTCTTCCGGGTCAACAAAAGATTTCCACGGCTCAAGACTTGCTTAATGCTGGCAATATTTTTACCTCAGAACGGTTTCAAACTGTTATTTATGGGCGCGGTGCATTTGCCACTACCGGCACTCGATTAGTTTTCAAAAGAAATTTAACGGAAAGCGAAAAGCAGGCGCTGCGTGACTATATTGCTTATGAAAATGATATTGCGCAGGGATCAAGATCGGACGATGTGTTCTTTACGAAAGCCTTGGTAAAGATTGAAAGAGCAAGTTACGAAACAATTTCTCCCTGCCATATTGTTGACTTAGCTCTTAAAAGTAGATCATTTAGGCGCATTAGCGGACGACAGGAAGTGTATGGCAGCAATCGCGCACCTGGCTACCCCATTAGCGACAATGGCATCAAATTGCGGAGCGCAATGTTCCTGCTGAAATATAAACGCTCTGTTGACACAGGCTTTTCCTATGTAAAAGGCATTTTTGTCGTGCGAAGAGCTGCTGACAATGACAATTTTATTTATTTGCGCTTTAACTCTGGAGTGACAGGTGTAACTTTTGCGGACAATTGGCAATTTGAAGTGGAACCAGTTCATGATACCATTGCAGAATTCAAAACTCGTTCACTGACGGAAGGATCAGCAAATCGGTTCTTCTATTTAGAGAATACTGGCGCATCGGCCACGATTGCCTTGGAAAGTGGACGCACCATTTCTTTTTCTGGAACTATTGTTAATAGCTCCAATTTGCTGCCCCCATTAAACAACTCCCCAAGAGGCACTAATGAGTGGGATTTGTTTAGCAACACTGCAGACACTCAATATCAATTTTCTTTTGATAACGGCCCTGAATTCACCATTGGCGCCGTTACGGAACAAATTGTCGAATCGTTTAACAACTTTCCTAGCTTGTACCAAGACATTTCTTTGGTTGGGTTCAATTTGTATTCAGGCAAGAACGTGCAAGACTTGCGTTCCTTGACCATGTTTGTCACGCAAGGTAGGCAGTCTAGGCTTTTGCGTACTTCTGGAACAATAAATGGCATTGCGTGGGGGCAGCCCAGTTTTGAATACTTGTCTCCTAGCACCAATGGCTTTGCTAATACAGCTCCTGACATTTTTGTTGACACCGTTCTTGATTACAACGATGGCATTGGCAAATACGCTGGCGATCTGTTTTCCATTGATCTTGAGCAACTAGCAAGGAGCAAAAAGTTTTGCGAGGCAAATCAATTGTCCATGGATGGCATTATCGCAGAGCCATCATCTTGGCGAGAGTTTTGGTCTATTCACGCCACCTTTAGTTTGCTTGAACTTGCCAAGCGCGATGGTAGGGAAACATTGTTGCCAGCAGTGCCATACGATGCCAACACTGGAGCAATTTCCAGGCAAGTACCAATTAGCGCATTGTTTAATCAGGGCAACATTTTGGAAGATAGCTATAAGGAGGAGTTCCTTGACTACGGCAGTGGCACGGAGGATGTTGTTGTAACTATCATCTTCAGGCAAAACGAAAGAGATGGAGTGTTTCCGAAAAATAACAGCGTAGAAGTGCATTTGACGGACACCAACGCTGATATTGCCATTCGCGAAACTATTGATCTTTCAGCTTTCGTATCTCGCAGAGAACAGGCCATTTTAGTGGGCAAGCTTCTTTGTCAAACCAAACGACATTCTCGCCGCGCCATTGAATTCAAAACCTTCCCTACAGACAGCTTTGTGGCTCCTGGAAGCTACATCTATGTAGAGCTGGCACAGAATCAATGGAATGGCATTCAAACTGGCAGTATCGGCCCTGGAGGGGCGTTGAACCTGCCACTAGCTGGAACTGTTGCCAATGGTTCGTATCAATTCTTGCTCTACAACCCTAATGCAACGGTTTCTGGCACTGCTTCGTTTACGGGGGTGAATGTTGCCAGTAACACGGCTTCTGCTCTCGCCAGTTACGAAGGTTATGTATTTGTACTGGGTACAGCCATCAAGAATAAGCGAGTGTTCAAGGTGACGGAAGTGTCAATGGACGAAGAAGGAGAAGTGACAGTGCGAGCAGTGGAGCATGGCGTGGACAATAATGGTCTTTCGTTAATTAGCAATGGGCTAGAGTCAAGAATAGCTGGATTGTTCACTATTGATGGTCGTCCTGAATAGAATTGTCCCTAGAATACAAGCAATGATTTGCTGACCATCCATGGCTTTTTACACTGGTCGCTCTGGAAGCCTGGCCTTTGGCACGACGGATAGCACGGCGCCGTCAAGCTCACTGAGCGCACCTACTAATATTCGTCAAGTGGCAAAGATTCGCGATTGGAGCCTGGACACCACAGTTGAACTTATTTCTACCAACTCCATTGATAGTGGCGTTAATACATTCACTCCTGGTGTTAAGGGCGCCACCGGTAGCGCCACGTTGATTTACTATCGCCTGGAAGGAAACGAAACCAACACTCTTTATGGTTTTAATACTTTGCTGACCAATAGCATTGCCAAGCAAGGCGTTATCACCGAAGCCGATCGAGTGTTTATTGAGCTGAACGCTGGTGGTGGGGCAAGTGATGACATCAAGTTTTGGGCTTACATCACTTCCATTGGCGTGACGGTTTCCACTGGAGAACTGTCTACTGTTCCCATTCAATTTACAATGGATGGAGACTTTGTGGAAGTCCTTTCCTGATTTGCAATGACTTTCTTTGCGGGGCATACAGGCACGGTTCGCTTGCGTCGCAACACGCAAAAAACGGCCTTTGTTAGCAGCATCAGCCCCGACGATGTCAATACCATTTTGCAACGGCTTGGCTTTGATGGAAGCTTAGAAAATATTCTTACAGGCGATCGCGTGACGATCAGCACAAGCGATTCTCGCAAACTTATTTGCTTCCCGCCATCGACATGGCCTGAAATTTTCAATGGACTGCCAGTGCCAAATTCTGGCGCCGTTCAGGAATCAATTGCCGCCTTTGTCAACGTCAATCTTTACGGGGGGCTAAGATTTTTTCGCACTTTTGAGGATGCCGTAAACAATAATCGTGCGGCTGAACTGCCGCTAGCATCATTTACCGGCGCTCCATTGCCAATTGAAGTAAATATTGAAGATACTGACTTTAATACAGTTGGCAGTGTCACTGGATTTACTTTTCAAACAGAACGTGAAGCCATTGAAACTACGTCACTGAGCGACAAATTTAAGCAGCAATATAGCGCTGGGTTAATTAGTGGCAGCGGCAGTATTGATGCATTGTTCAATCCTTACGCGCAATTGCGGCAGGAAAGTTCAATGCTGCTGCTGCAGCTCATCCAGCGAATTGAAATTGGTAGCTCTTTTCAGGCGGAATTGTTTATCACGGATCAAAACGCCTTCGGCAGCGACCTAGATGTTTATTACCAATTTGATGCTGTCATTACAAGAGCAGGCGTGGAGGTGAGGAGTGATGCAATCATTTCCACCTCCATTGATTTTCTTGCCACTGGAGAAATCAAGCTGCTAATTGGTCGTGCTCCTAGCTTTATTTTACAGCAAGACCAAGGCAGGATCCTAACCAAACTGTACGAACTAGACGCCTTGCTGAAGGAAGTGGACGACTAATAAGAGGAGCCAGACAATGGCTAGAATCTGCTGAAAGCTTTAATCGCGAAAGATGGCGGATCAAACAATTTCCCAACTTAATCAGCTTGCTGCTGCTGCGTTGGCCGCCAATGATGAGCTGCCTATTGTTGATGTAAGTGCGAGCGAAACAAAGAAAGTACGAGCTGTTGATTTGGTGCAAGATGGCATTGCGCTGACTGCTGCTGGAAATATTGATTTAATCAAGCTTAATCAAAACAGTACGACCAAGCTTGGTTCCGCAGCCATTGGCGCTAGTGCCATTACGGCAATCAAACTAGCTGACGATAGTTCTATTGCAGCGCGAAGCACTGCTCCTACTGCAGACAATTTCACGGGAAGAGGGTGGTTTCAAAGCACTAGCGGAAATTTACAAATCTATCTTGGCGGTAGCTACCAGCAAGTCATTATGCCGACTGCTGGCATCTTGGACGGAGCGGTTACCACTGCAAAAGTGGCTGCCAATGCCATCACGGATGTAAAAATCCAGGCAGGGGGATTGACGGCGTCAAGCATTGCAACAAATGCTGTTACAACTATCAAGATTGCAGACGCAAATGTAACAACAGCGAAACTGGCAGATGCTTCAATCACCAATGCCAAGATTGCTCCTGCAACAATTGAAGCTTCAAGACTGGCCAATGGTTCCGTGGTTACTGCAGCATTAGCCGATGCTGGTATCACGAGCGCAAAGTTTGCCGCTGGTGCCGTTAATACTGTTGCCATTGCCGATGCAGCCGTTACCAATGCAAAGATTGCTGACACGACAATTGCTTATGCAAAATTAAACTTAGCCGATGGAAGTGTGCCAGGCGCCAAAATTACTGACAGCTCTATCACTTCCGCAAAAATTGTTGATGGCACGATTGCCACGGCAGATTTAGCCGACGCTTCAGTTACTAGTGCAAAGATTGCTACGAGCGGGGTGACTGCTGGGAAAATCAATACGGATGCTGTTACGACTGCCACCATTGCTTCTGCGGCTGTCACTGCTGCAAAACTAGCAAGCGAAGCAGTGGGCACTGCCGCCCTAGCCACGTCTGGCATTACTAGCGCAAAGTTTGCGGCAGGAGCGGTGGACACTACGGCTCTTGGCGCATTGGCAGTCACAAATGACAAAATTGCCAATTCAACAATCGCCTATGCCAAACTTAATTTGGCCGATGGCGACGTGCCTGGCACGAAGATCACTAGCGCTACAATTAGCGGCCTTCAACTGGCAACGGGCGGCGTTCTCACCGCCAACATTGCAGACAGTGCAATTACCAATGTCAAAATTGCAGCAAGTGGCATTGAGGCTGGCAAGCTAGCTGCTGGGTCTGTGGCAACAGTCAATGTCATTGACGACGCCATCACTCAAGACAAGCTTGCGGATGCTTCAGTTGGCTCCGCTCAATTAGTGGACAGCGGAGTGACGGCTGTCAAGCTGGCCGATAACTCTTCCTCCATTGTTGCCGCTAATGCTCCAGTGGGCAATGGCGCTTTCACTGGTCAAAAATGGTTTGATGATTCTACGAAGTTTGAATACACTTGGGACGGCGCCACTTGGGAGCGTCAAGCAGCAATCAATACGATCACTTTCACTGATTCCACTCCCATCGCATTCTCTGTTACCTATCCAGATAATTTTTCAGCAACCGTCACGACCACGCTAGACACGCAGGTAGCCAATCGCATTTTTGCAGGACCGTCCACTGGCGCCGACGCGGCTCCCACTTTTAGAAGCCTTGCCGCTGCTGATTTGCCTGTGGCCACAAGTGGCACCGTTGGAGCCGTTAGTCCTGGGGCGGGACTGAGCGTAGACGCCTTGGGCGTCATGAACCATAGCAACACTGCCGCCGCAGGCACCTATGCAGGGCCAGTAACAATTGATACGCAGGGGCACATTGTTTCAGCGCAGGCAAGCTTGCAGGCAAGCGACATTCCTAATCTTGACGCAAGCAAGATTACTACTGGCACTTTCAGCAGTGCGTTCCTGTCGGAAAATAGCGTTACGGCTCAGCAATTGGCGGATTATGGTATTGCGCAGGTTAGCGAAAGCGCCCCTACTCCTGAATTTGCGGGGCAATGGTGGATCAATCCCAACGACCGCTCTGCTTATATTTGGGTGGGAGAAGT